ATGGTGACGCCCGGCGCGAAGCGGGACGCGGTCGCCCATGCCCGGAACTGTTACGGGCTGAGCGAGCGCCGGGCGTGTCATCTGATGGGAATTGCCAGGCGGGTTGCTCGGTATCAGCCGCGCGTTACGGACGCTACCGGCCTGCGGCAGCGGTTGCGAGATCTGGCGGCCGCGCGGCGGCGGTTTGGCTATCGGCGGCTCGGCTATCTCCTGGCGCGGGAAGGGCTGAAGCCGAACCATAAGAAGCTGCTGAGGCTTTATCGCGAGGAGGGGCTGAAGCTGCGTCGGCGCGGCGGGCGGAGAAGGGCGCTGGGGACCAGGGCGCCAATGGCGCTGCCGCAGGGGCCGAACCAGCGCTGGTCGTTGGATTTTGTCTCTGACGCCTTTGGCTGTGGTCGGCGTTTCCGCATTCTGCGCGTGGTGGACGACTTCACGCGCGAATGCCTGGCACTGGTGCCCGATACGTCGTTGTCGGGCGCCAGGGTGGCGCGTGAACTCGACAAGATCGTGGCGATCCGTGGCAAGCCGCTGGCGGTGGTCAGCGACAACGGCACGGAGCTGACATCGGCCTCGATCCTGCGCGGCCCTATCAGTAATTTTGTGCGCGGGGTCATATGGATGGAATGGAAGGACCCATCGATATGGCCATAGACAAAGCGTTGCTGGACCAGCTTTTGGCTGGACGAGACCCCCAGGAGCTATTCGCCAGGAACGGCCTGATTGACGAGCTGAAGAAGGCGCTTTCGGAGCGTATGCTGGCTGCCGAGCTGGACGATCACCTTGAAACCGAGGCCGAGGCAGGGCTCGGCAATCGCCGCAACGGCACCTCAAAGAAGACGATGCTGACCGGCTCATCGAAGTTGACGCTGGATATTCCGCGCGATCGGTTAGGCACCTTTGATCCCAAGCTGATCGCCAAGTACCAGCGGCGTTTTCCGGATTTCGACGACAAGATCATCTCGATGTACGCACGCGGCATGACGGTGCGCGAGATCCGCGGACATCTGGAGGAGCTTTACGGCATTGATGTCTCGCCGGACCTGATCTCGACAGTGACAGACGCTGTGCTTGAAGCGGTTGGTGAATGGCAGGGCCGCCCGCTTGATGCTTGTTATCCGCTGGTATTTTTTGATGCGATCCGGGTGAAGATCCGCGATGAGGGCTTTGTTCGCAACAAGGCGGTTTATATCGCGCTTGGCATTTTGCCGGATGGGACCAAGGAAATCCTCGGCCTCTGGATCGAACAGACCGAAGGGGCCAAGTTCTGGCTGCGTGTCATGAACGAGCTCAGAAGCCGCGGTGTCGCCGATATTCTGATTGCCGTTGTTGATGGTCTCAAGGGCTTTCCGGAGGCGATCAATGCGGTGTTTCCACAAACCGTGGTGCAGACGTGTATTGTACATCTGATCCGGAATTCCATGAGTTTTGCGTCCTGGAAGGATAGGAAGGCGATTGCAGGGGCGCTGCGCGGCGTCTACCGGGCTGACAATGCCGAAGCTGGCCTGGCCGCCCTGGAGGCCTTTGAGGCGGGGCCATGGGGCCGAAAATACCCGGCCATTGCGCAAAGCTGGCGCCGACATTGGGACCAGGTGATACCGTTCTTTGCGTTCAGCCCGCCGATACGCCGGATCATTTACACAACGAATGCGATCGAGGCCTTGAATTCGAAGCTCCGAAGGGCGGTGCGCACACGAGGCCATTTCCCGGGTGACGAGGCGGCGATGAAGCTGCTATACCTTGTTCTCAATCGGGCGGTCGAAGCATGGAAGCGACCGCCGCGCGAGTGGTGCGAGGCCAAGACCCAGTTCGCCATCCTATTCGGCGATAGGTTCGTGGTCTGATGATCGAAAACGACCCCGCGCACAAAATTACTGATAGGCCCGGATCTGGCGCTTCTTCATGGCTTTTCCTCCTTACTCTCTCTCGAGGTCGATGACAGCGAACATCGCGCGGCCCCCGCTGTCAATGTGAAGGTGTGACGGCGGGGTGGGCAGCGAATGCACGCCGCGCGCCTGCGCAATTAGCCCGCCTGGTGTCGGGATTCACCCATGCACCGGAAGGCACGGCAGCGACGGGGCCGAGCTGGGGCGGCACCCGCACCATTTTCAATCCGCCTGACGCAAGCCGCTATCGCGGATCAGCCCAGCATATTTCTCAGCCTCACCCTTCACATATGCCGTGAAGGTCTGATGGTTTAGATAACGAATGGGGAGGGCCGCACGCGTCACCTAATCAAAAGAAAGAAGTCTGAAAGATCCATGATATAATCATAGAAATTAGAAAAATAAGACTTGCTATCGTTTTGAAGTGACCGTAACGCTGACGTTAATTGTCGGAATGTACGGATCAGTCATTTCATGCAGAATAATCTTCCGCGCTTACCGCTGGCCAGACGCGCCGCTCAATACGTGCGCATGTCGACAGAGCATCAGCAATATTCGACAGAGAACCAGAGCGATAAAATTCTGGAATACGCTGCGCGGCATGAAATTGAGATCGTTCGTACTTATGCGGATGAAGGAAAGAGCGGGCTTAACATCAGCGGCAGAGACGGGCTCCAGCGCCTACTGGCGGATGTCAGGGCTGGTAATACTGATTTTGGGATCATTCTTGTCTATGATGTCAGCCGATGGGGACGCTTTCAGGACGCAGACGAAAGCGCCCATTACGAGTTCATCTGTAAACAGGCCGGCATTCGAGTGGTCTACTGCGCTGAGCAGTTTGACAATGACGGCTCCCCCGTTTCCACCATCGTCAAGGGCGTAAAACGCGCCATGGCGGGCGAATATAGCCGGGAGCTATCGGCCAAGGTGTTCACAGGCCAGTGCCGCCTGATTGAACTTGGCTTTCGGCAGGGTGGTCCTGCGGGGTTTGGACTGCGACGGGTGCTGCTGGATCAATCGGGGGCACTCAAGGCAGAACTCAAACGTGGGGAGCACAAAAGCCTACAGACCGACCGGGTGGTACTGCGCCCCGGGCCTGAGCCGGAGATAGAACTGGTTCGGCAAATTTACCGCTGGTTCCTGGAGGAGGGGCTGAATGAAGCAAGTATTGCCCAGTGCCTCAATGCCGGCGGTGAAATGACCGATCTCGGCCGCCCCTGGACGCGCGGTACGGTCCATCAGGTTCTTACTAATGAGAAGTATATCGGCAATAACGTCTATAATCGGCTTTCATTCAAGCTAAAACAGCGCCGAATTGCTAATCCGCCCGAGGCGTGCGTGCGGAAAAACGAGGCATTTATCCCGATAGTGCCAGTCGATTGGTTTTTCACAGCCCAGGGGATCATCCGTGCCAGGGCGCGCCGTCATAGCGATGAGGAATTGCTGTCGCGGCTAAAGGCACTTTATGAGCAGCGCGGCTTCCTGTCCGGAATCATGATCGACGAGACGGAGGGCATGGCCTCCTCCAGTGTCTACAGTAACCGGTTTGGCGGGCTGGTGCGCGCCTATGCCTTGGTGGGGTTCGACCCTGGGCGGGATTACGCCTACCTGGAGGTCAATAAACTGCTACGGCGCCTTCACCCTGAACTAGTTCGCGGCGTTGAGGCTGACATCGCAGCCCTTGGGGCTGAAGTGCGACGGGACGTGGATACCGACCTGCTCCATATCAACGAGGAATTTACGATCTCCCTGATATTGGCGCGGTGCCACGTCACCGAGGCAGGCCACCGCCGCTGGAAGCTCAGGCTGGATACTAGCCTCTGCCCTGACGTCACTGTGGGGGTGCGCCTTAATCCTGAGAACACAGCGCCTCTGGATTACTACCTATTGCCATGGATGGACCTTGGGCCAGGTAAGATTGTCCTGGGTGAGACCAATCCCCTCATGCTGGATGGCTACCGCTTTGAGGACCTTTCCATGCTGCGGGACATGGCGCGACGCGTCAGTGTGAGGAGGGCGGCATGACAAAGTCGGCGCGGATCAGCGATGAGATCAAACTGGTTCCAGTAGAGCGGATAGAGATATTGAACCCACGCGAACGCAACCAAAAGGCGTTTCGAGAGATTGTGGCCTCTATCAAGGCACTTGGGTTGAAAAAGCCAATCACTGTGACGCGCCGCGGGCAGGGTGAGGGGGAGCGTTACTTACTGGTATGCGGCCAGGGTCGGGTTGAGGCCTTCATGGCCTTGGGGGAGAGCCATATCCCAGCGCAGGTGATTGATGCCTCGGATGACGACGCCTTTGTGATCAGTCTCGTTGAGAATATTGCCCGGCGCCAGATACCGCCGGTAGAACAACTCGAGACTGTTCGGAACCTGCGGCAGCGAGGCTATGACATCAGCGTCATCGCCAAAAAGATTGATCTTGATCCTACCTGGGTAAAGGGGATCCTGACCCTATTGGATCAAGGTGAGGGACGACTTATCACTGCTGTTGAAAAGGGTCGGATACCATTGCGTGTGGCAATTGAAATTGCCACGATGGAAGACAGCCAAGTCCAGGAATTGCTGCAGACGAGCTACGAGAATGGGCAGCTACGCGGGCGGCGGCTGATGATGGTGCGGCGCCTTCTGGAAAAGCGCAAGCGTTTCGGCAAGGGTTTAGAGAGGCGCGGAGGGCGGTCGAATGGCCGGATTTCCTCCACGTCCTTGGTGCGCGCCTATAATCAGGAGGTTGAGCGCCAAAAGCTACTCATCCGCAAGGCGGACCTGGTGCAGCAGCGTCTGGCCTTTATCGTGGCGGCGATGGGCAATCTGCTGTCTGACGAGAATTTTGTGAACCTGCTGCGCGCTGAGGGGCTATCGAGCCAACCGCGGCAACTTGAGGAAAGAATTCGTGGCATGGTGCGCGCATGAAGCTTCCGCAGGCGTTTGATGGCAAGGTGGTGGAGGTACCGCTGGAGCGGCTCTTGCCATCAAGGGCCTTGCCGACAGAGATCAAGAAGTCCCGGAAATTCGTTCAAATCCGCACCTCTATGGCCGAGATAGGTTTGATTGAGCCTTTGTCGGTTACTGCGGCGGATAAAAACACGGGCGCTTATACTATTCTGGATGGGCATTTACGGGTCAAGGCGGCACAGCTTTTAGGGTGGGAGAGAATTGCCTGCCTGGTGGCCCATGATGATGAGGGGTTTACCTATAATAAGCGTGTTAATCGGCTCGCTACGGTGCAGGAGCATTATATGATCCTGCGGGCTCTGGAGCGTGGTGTCGCGGAGGAGCGGCTTGCGCGGGCGCTTGACGTGAATATTGGAACCATTCGTCGCAAGCGTGACTTATTGGATGGTATTTGTCCTGAGGTGGTGGATTTATTGAAGGATCAACATTTTGGGATTGAGGTAACCCGCCATTTAAAGCGCATGCGGCCAGCGCGACAGATTGAATGTGCAGAGTTGATGCTGGGTGTGCGGAACTTCTCGGTGAGTTATGCGGAGGCCCTTTTGGCTGCTACGCCGCAGTCGCAGTTAGTGGAGCCTGAGCGTCCCAAAAAGCTACGCGGGCTGACGGGCGAGCAGATGGCGCGCATGGAGCAGGAAATGTCCATGGTGCAGACGCGCTTTCAGGCGATCGAGGCGTCTTATAATACGGATGTATTGAATTTGGTTGTGGCGCGCGGTTATGTGGCGAAGCTTTTGGGCAATGAGGCGATTGGGCGTTATTTGCGCAAGCATCATGATGATTTGATGGAGGAGTTACAGGTTATTGTGTCGAGCGCCACCCTTGAGGAGGCGGCGCTGGCGCGGTGATAGGCCTAATGGGATGGGGTGATCCTTGCCTATGTGTGGATACGGTGATGGGGAGCATCTGCTCGATTGCAGCCCCAGGTGGCGGTTGCTTTAGCGCAGCCGTCGTCTGGGTAAGGAATTGCCAACTGCGCGATGTCGGTAATAATGCTCGAAGATAATAATGCACAGGGGAGTTTCCATGGCCCGCGTCCGGTCCATCCCGTCCTCCGAACTGCCGCCCTGATATCGCGCAGATTTACGAAGAAGTCGCGAGCCTCTGTGGGCTCTTCCGCAGACAGGTTGCGGTCTTCGCGCATGTACCTCCGGCGCTGCGCTACTTAATGTCGATGTTGATGGAATTGCGCGCGGCGCCCAACATCTCGAAGAGACGGACGAATATCGTGGTGCGGTGGTACGAGGCAGGAGACCAGCAGGTGATCCTCCCGGGCGTGAGGCCCGGCACCTTTGACCCCGAGGCCAACCAGGGTTGGCACATCCAGCGCGCCAGTGCAGTGGCCGCCGGCACTCAGCGCTTCCAGTCACGCTGGCATTCACCTACCGCCGCCTCGATCTCCTTCGGCCGCATCAACGTTAGTCGGAGGACCCGCCCGACATACGCGCGGTCCACCTTTTCGGCGAGGGCAAGCTCCCGGATCGAAGCGTAACGCCCCTCCTCCAGCAGACGGCGCCAGCGGAACCCTCGGGCGAGCGACTTAACGAGTACCGGGTCACCCTGGATTGGGATGAAGCCGGCCTCTTGCTCCCTCTCGCCAGGGCGTATTTGCGTCCCATCAGGGGCGATAACGGCCTTTCTGCCGCCGCGGCGCCGAATGACCAAAGGTACAGAGACAGTCACTGTAGTTATGCCCTTCATGCCCTTGCTCCCTGCTGGCGCGAGATGTCACGCGCCAAGGTCGCCAGCCCTTCCAGGTTTAGGGTAATCTCAGCGCCCGCACCGCTCACCACCACGCGCTGGACTAGCAACCTGATGAGGCGCTCCTGCTCAGCAGGGAATAGTTCTTCCCAGACGGGGTCAAAGCGGCCCAACGCTTCACGAACTGTAGCCTCAGGAAGTTGAGGCACCTCCTCCCGGGCAACCCGCCAAGTACCCACTATTATTTCAGGCTGCGTTACCAGGGCGCGGAGTTGGTCAAGCACCAGCCCTTCAATCTCACCAGCTGGCAGGCGACGGTAGGGCGCGTCATTCGAGCCGCCCTTAAGCACTGCCTGGCTGACGTAGTAGCGGTACAGCTTTCCACCCTTTCGAGTGTGACTTGGAGAAAGGGCTCTCCCGTCAGCTCCAAATAGGATCCCCCGCAATAGCCCCGGCGCCCGTTTCCGCGCCTTGCCAGCCCGCACGCGCGGGCTCTCGGCCATAATGCTGTGCACCCGCTCCCATAGCATGTGGGGAATAATCGCCTCATGCTCGCCAGGATAGGATTTGCCCTTATGGACTGCCTCACCCAGGTAGACCCGGTTTATTAGCAGTTTGTAGACGGCCCCCTTATCGAAAGGGCGCCCTGATCGAGTTAGCAGCCCTTGTGCATTGAGGGTCGGTAACACGCGCGTGGCGGATCCAATCTCGGCAAAGGCCTCAAATACCCGCCGCACAGTTGCTGCCCCAACTTCATCTACCAAGAGCTTTCGGTTCTCGACGCGGTAGCCCAGGGGCACAGGCCCCCCCATCCACATCCCTCGCGCGCGTGAGGCAGCGATTTTATCGCGGACGCGCTCGCCGATCACCTCGCGTTCAAATTGCGCGAACGAGAGCAGGATATTGAGCGTAAGCCGCCCCATACTCGTGGTGGTGTTGAAGGACTGCGTGACCGATACAAAAGTAACATCGTTTTCGTCGAAAATTTGAACAAGCTTAGCAAAATCCATAAGAGATCGGGATAAGCGATCAATTTTATAAACTACCACCACATCAATGAGCCCAGCCTCTATATCTGTCAGTAAGCGCTTAAGTGCGGGTCGCTCCAGCGTACCGCCAGATACGCCCCCATCGTCATATCGGTCATGGACTAGAACCCAGCCTTCCGAACGTTGGCTGGCGATATAGGCCTCACAGGCCTCGCGCTGGGCATCCAAGGAGTTAAATTCCTTCTCGAGGCCCTCGTCGGTAGACTTCCGCGTATAGACAGCACTCCGGCGCTTGCGTGTCTTCAGAGACGCCTGCTCTTCCCTCCTCATCATGACCGAGCCTTCGGCAAGCCAAAGAAGGCCCAGCCATTCCAACGCGTTCCAGTAATTGCTCGAGCTACCGCAGATAGCGATTGGTAGGGCCGTCCCTGATATTCAAAGCCGTCGCGCGTGACGGTCGCTATGTATTCCACACCTTGATACTCGCGGAGTAGCCGTGTGCCTGGTACCGGGCGTTGTGTCTGTCGAACGCGACGAAGGATCATGTTGCGTCCATCGATCTGCTCGCCTAGCTCCTCGAGATGCTTGATGATTTCTGGCTTGATCCCCCCATAGGCGAGTTCCTGAATACGATAGGCCAGACGGCTTTCTAGAAAGCGGCGATTATAGGGGGGGGCTTCCGAGCCGAAGAGGCTCCGCCATTGCTGTTTTAGATCGCGAATATCTGCGCCAGGAAGTGCTGTAAGCAGCGCCGGCACATCGGGCTTTGGTATCGAATTGACGACAGGTATCATCGCGTCGGGTACTGTGTTGCAGAATTTCTTCTTCATGCGGAGCTCCGGTTTTGCCGGTGCGCATCACCGCTCCGATCAAAGGGAAAGTCCACCGAACTATCTCTATTACCGCCGGATAAATGCGGCTCTTCGTGCAAAATACTACTTGCATATGCCTGGTGAAGCCGAATGATACCTTGCGCTAAAATACTCGAGATTTCGGATAATCGCTCTTTAGAAAATCTTTCATTGGTGGCTGAGTCGTTCATCGTTGATCATCCTATTGATGATCATATTTTCGGCTGGAAACTCAGCAAAGAAAATCAAAAACTCTCTCTGAGTGAGGCATTGCGGCAAGGAAAGTAGTAGAGTGAAAACGCGCTGCTCCTAGCCACGTCAAATCAATGTGTCCGACGGCGCGCTCGCCAGTCCCAGGGCATTTCGAAGCTACCCTCCCAGAGGCCACGCCTAGCGCGACGCGCCCGCTCTTCGTCTGCTGCATAATCCAACGAGAAACGCCGAAAGGCGACCGCCCAACCATTAGCGACCAACCACTGAGATAAATCTTCGCCACCTTTGAAACAGACCGCGATAATTCGGCCATATCGATCCCGGTCTAAAGAACGGCATCTGATGGGAGTATTCGCTATGCGTTCGGCTAAAACCAAGGCTGCACGCTGCCCGCAGCGCCAGGACGTTCTATTCGATGAGAGGCACTCCTGAGAACTTTCTGGCGCGTCCACGCCATGCAGGCGAATGCGCTGCCCATGGATTTCAATTGTATCGCCGTCTATGACAGTCGCCGTCCCAAGGATTTCAGGTTGCGCTGTTCGCGGAATAGCATATGCATCAGACGTAATTATCGCCAGTAAGCATAGGCCCGCAATTTTTGCGGCTAAATTCATCGCCTATGGTCCCGTCATTCAGCGACTAGGTCCATCGCGGCCTGCAGATGAGGATTCGAGAGCTTTTGCCGCCGCACATAATCGACTAACTGCCTCTCGCTCCAGTGTAGCTCATCAGGCGTTATGGCTGCCCTGAATAATTCATGTATCAGCCAAAGACGGTAGGTATTCACTACATCCGTCTCGCAGTACCGTGAGACCTCATCGATTCTTCCGGCAGCGATGAAGCTATCTACCTTACCGCCATCAATGCCGTCGGGCTTTCCAGCGAGACCAAGTATACGGCTTAGCTCGTCGAGTTTCATTTTGCTGCTGGAGCCGAAGGAAGCCAAAACGTCACAGAGATCAGTGGCATCGTTAGTATAGCGATTGAAATAAGCACGCGCCTGCAAACCAGGAGCCGGCAATCGATTGAGCATCGCTCGATACCGCAAGACCGGCAGATCAAAGCCACTGCCATTAAAAGTGACTAGTTGGGGTCGAAGCTCAGCGATACGTGCCAGAAAACTTGCAATGAGTTCGGGCTCGGGACGTTCTTCGATGTGAGGGGCGCCGATGGCTGTTACGCGCCACCCCTCCTCGTCACGTCGGGCTACCAACGCTCCAATACACGCGATCTTGTGTAGCGGCGGTTTGGGAAAGCCTGAGCCGAGCGCTTCGCGGACAGCCTCTTGGTCGGTCGGGTCGAGACCGTGCAACCGCGCTGCCGCGTCCAGATCGGGAACGGTCTCCAAATCCCACACAATTACTGACTGTTCGGCCATTCTTTTTGGGGCCCTCGCTGCGTTTTACTTGGCCAATACTTACCATAAGCAGCGTTATACTAGCGAATGTCTCTCGCACAACGAAAGCCAATATAGACGACCGCCGTTTCAGACGGTTTGCTTGCACGATGGTCGCGGTGCATTTGAGACGCCCCATACCACCAAGACCCGCCACGCGTGATGCGCTCCCCGGATATGGAGCCATCCACCCATTCCCAAACATTCCCTCCCATTTCGTAAAGACCATTCACGCCCGACTGGGAGGTCCCAACCCTTGCAGGGCCGATACCTCGACTGAGCCTTGCCGACCGATCCAAAGCAAAGGGTGTCGGCCCGCAATCTCTGAGGCAATTTGCGCCAGTAGGCGCTTGGCCTGTTGGATAGGGGTAGGTAACCCCGGTCTGGAACGGAGCAGGCGGCGCCTGTCGTCTCTCCGTATGGGCCGCTTCCAACCATTCCGCATCGGTCGGCAAACGCTTGCCGGCCCAACGGCAGTAGGCAGCCGCCTCTTCAAAGGTGACGTGCACGGCAGGCTCAGCGTCGTCAGCGGTTTCACCGAATGGAGCGCTCCACACCCAACCAGGCTTTTGCACCCAGCCCGCCTCATACACAGAGCCGCCCCCTTGGCGTTCGGCTAGGGTGATGGTTCCCGTCGCGCCGACAAAGCGGCGGAACGCACCAACCGATACCTCTGTACGGTCGATGGCAAACCGGTCCAGGGATTGCATTTCAGGCTCCGCACTGGCGGAACCACTCATATGCAAAAGCGTCAAAAATATCAGGTTACACATACGCATATTCATCAATCAAAGCCTTTTGGCTGCCCAGATCACACGCCCGATGATGTTCACTTCCTCAGCACCGCGCTCGTAGGTCTGGTATTCCGGGTTGACCGATTTGATAACAACCTTCGGGGGTTCGGAGTGCGGGACATGCTCTACCCTCTTGGCGACCAAGCCCATGCCATCCCAGATCACAAAGATGCCTGGCGGCACCGGAACACGTTGGCTCGTATCAATCAGGATGCGATCACCGGTCGATAACAGGGGCTCCATCGAGTCCCCCTCAATGGTGATGATGTGCAGATCATTTGGGTTCGCCCGAAATTCATGCCGGATGACCGGGTCTGGGAATAACCAAGTCTCCTTCGACTCCTCGAGCCCGTCATGTACCGCGCCTGGCCCCGCGGAGGCACGAACATCAATTTCAGAAATTGAGCAAAAGCCCTCTATTTCCGGGCGGCCGCGACGCTTACGCGGGGTATCGGCTAGCTCCTGTTCGCCCGGGCCGCGGGGTTTTCGTGGCGGCACCTCAGAATGGCGCAACTCCGCCTCGTCCACTTCCAGGAATTTCGCCAAGGCCTCACGCACATCCTCGGGCAGGATCTTTGGCGTGCCCCGATAGATGAATTGGTGGATGTAAGCGGCGTTTTTCCCCAGAGCGAGCGAGACGTTTTTCAGGTCACTGTCACGCCCCTGGATCAGTTTCAGCAACCGGATCCGAACCGGGTCGAGGATCATGGTGGGTTAAGTCCTTGATTCGGCGATATAGGAAATTACCAATCTCTTTTGATTGACGCAATAGGCTCCTATCGCTTTTATGGGGGCATGACGAGAACAATAAGCGAACAATTCCTCGGCCGCGTAGAGGCCTTTCTCGCCGAGACAGGCACGAAGCCTAGTGAATTCGGCCGTGCTGCAGTGGGAGATGCGTCATTTGTCCTCAACCTCAGACGCGGCCGATCCCCTACTTTAGCGACGGCCGACAAGGTCCTGCTGCATATCGAGAAATTGGAAAAAGAAGAAGCCAATCGGAAGTTAAATAGGAAGAAAAGTTAATGGATCGGCCAATCAACCACCTAAATCAAGTCCAGCTCGGCCGCCGCTGGTGCATGAGCCACCGCACCCTCGAGCGCTGGCGCTGGGAAGGCAAAGGCCCCCGCTATCTCAAAGTCGGCGGGCGCGTCCTCTATCGGCTCGCTGATATCGAGGCCTTCGAGCGGGACGGTCTCTCCTCACCTGAGGAACCAAAACCCTTCGCCCAATGGCTGACGGAGCGTCACCAATGAGGCCAGTCACCAGGGCAGCCCTAGGGGAAAACGAGTTTCTGGGATGGCTTGGCCAAGCCACCGCCGGGGAGGTTCTGCCTTATCACCGCGGCTTTCTGGCCATCGATCGAAACTGGTCCGTGGAAAGAGAACTGGATCACCTGGCGAGCCTTGCGCTTTGGGCGGCCGATCATGGTCTCGTGCATCTGGTGCAACGCCGGCACGGCCCCGAGGACGCCAGCTACATCGCCATCGCACGTAAACGCTCCACCAGCCTCTCCGACCTGATTGGACAAAGACCATGAATGGCTTCAGGCAACATGGCATTGGCCATCTCTCAGCGTCGTCCCTGAACCTTTGGGCGAGTGAGCCCGCCATCTGGGTCATGGAACGCTTGCTTGGGCACCGCTCAGCCCCTTCGCCGCTCATGGCACGCGGTAAGGCAGTCGAGGAAGGCATTCACCTTGGCCTGACGGAGCCCGAGCGATCGCTTGAGGACTGCATTGCCCTGGCGTTGCAGAGCTTTGACCGGGATATGGCGTTGAGCCCGGATGAACGTCGTGAAGGCGAACGTGCCGCCATCCCTGGCTATGTCGAGCATGGGCTCGCGGAGCTTAAACAGTATGGCGTGCCGACCTCCTATCAGGATCGCATCGAGATTAAACTCGATGGTGTAGCGATTCCAATTATAGGTTTCATTGATTGGCGCTTTGATCAGCATGGCCTGATCGTTGACCTAAAGACCAGCGAAAGACTGCCCTCAGCCATATCGCTGGCTCATGCACGCCAGGGTGCAGTCTATGCAAAAGCTCACGATAATTACGGCATGCGCTTTGCCTATGTGAAGCCACAGGCGGCCAAAAAGGACGGGCGGGCGGTCACAGTTTATGAGCTACCGCGCGATGATATTGAACTGCAACTGAGCGCTTTACGAGAGATTGCGCAGCGCATGGAGCGTTTTTTGAGCCTCTCCGGCGACGTAGCCGAACTCTGCGCCCTGCTCGTTCCCGATTACGAAAAATATCACTGGAGCAATGCCGCCATGCGTACGCGTGGCGCTGAGATCTTTGGCTTTTGAGACACCTAAAAGGAGAGACACAATGGCACTGAATATCGGTGGCAGCGGTAATGCCCGCCCCTACTGCAAGTATAATGCAAAATCCGACAAATGGTTTGTTCGAGGCGCTGATGGGCAGGATCAGGAAATCCAGCGTCCGACCTTTGTCATTGATTTTGATAATATTGCCACTGGCTGGCTCCGCTTTCGCGAGGGACAGGCACCGGAGCGTGTCATCGATCAGGCAATTGACCGGCCCGCCCCATTACCAGACGAAGGCTTCAAGCGGGGCTTTGTGGTGATGGGCTATAGTCCAAAATTTTTTGGCGGAATTGCTGAATTCGCAAGCGCCTCAATTCACCTCTCGAATGCCATCAAGGACCTTTATACAATCTACGAGGCCGAGCGCGGCAAAAACACGGGCAAGTTGCCTGTTATCGCTTGCACCGGCTCTCAGGCCATGAAGGATCGATACGGCACAAATTATCGGCCGGTCTTTAACCTGGCCTCATGGGTTGATCGGCCCGCGGAAATGCCCAATGGGAGTCCAGTCTCTCCCACTGATGTTTGGCAGGGGGCCCCACCGCAGGTTCCGCGCAGTACCGCTGTTCATGTTCCACCACCGGCCGCCAGCGCAGATCTTCGGCAGGCGGACCCACTCGCTGAACCCGTCTTTTAACGTTTGCCCACTTTAGGCCTGGCTCTTTCAGACCACCGTCCAGCAACCCAATGGGCATGAGCAACGTCCTCCCAATGATTGAACCTGATGCCGACCAGATGCGCCGCCACGTGGAGCATCTGTTTGGCGGGCCTCTCGGCGAGTGTCGGGAAGGGAGGATTGAGCTTGCCTGGACGGATGGCCGAGATGGACGCCTGCGCCACGCAGCTATATTTGGCCCTGACGCGTTAGGCGCATTGGTCGAACGCGCTATGTCAGAGAACCGAAAGCCTGGACAGAACGTCTATATCGGCCAGGCCTTGCGCCAACCGCATGTCGCACCTTTCGGGCGCTGCCGGGATGATGAATTCCTCGCTCTCACCGCTTTCTACGTCGATATAGACGATGATGTAACGGCGACGGCCTCCACCAATTACCGAAATCGCGGCTGCCCCCCGACTGGCGTCGTCATCACCGGACGGCACCCTTACCTGCGCGCGCAGATGCTTTGGCGCCTTAACGCTCCAGTGCTGAGCCCAGCAGAGTGCCGGCATCAGAATGTCGCCCTTGCCCTGGCACTTGAGGGAGACACCACCGTCGTCAATCCAAGCCGCGTGCTTCGTTTGGGTGGCTCTATTGCCTGGCCGGTCAAGGATGGGCGCATTATTGAGCGCACGGAGTTCCTATCTTTCAGCGACGGGCGCCCAGATTCCTACAGCGCGGCACAAATCGCCAAAGCCTTTCCGGCAACCCAGCCGAGCCTGACCCCAACACCGCCCCTCGATGCCGAGGCAGCGACACGAATACATCCCGCAGCCTCAACAGCAGCGCATACCAGTCGCCCTACCGAAGGCAACCTAGCCCGCCCAACCGCGGACACGGCGCCGCTTAAGATCGGAAGCTCACCGCTCTCAGTCGATCTCTGCATCGCCCAAATCCGCGCGGGGGATCACTGGCACGACAATATGCTCCGCCTCATCGGGCATTGGATCGCGCGCGGATGGTCAGACGGCGAAATCATCACTGCCGCCGAAGCAATGACCTTGCCGGGCTACACGGCCGCGCAAACCCGACGCGAAGTCGCTGCCATGATCACAGGCGGCCGCCGCAAATGGGGTATTCCGGCGCCAGAACCCAAAATCCTCGAAACCATGCCAAGCGCTGCGCTTGAGCCTGGATTTCTGGATAGCCTCAACCTTGCCATGCTGCCGCGGCGCAGATGGTTGCTCGGCCGCTCACTGCTACGTGGTCACCTTACCCTTTTGATCGCACCACCAGGTGTCGGCAAATCGACCCACGGCATCGCCCGCGCTGTCGCACTAGCAGCAGGCCAGGACATCACAGGCGAGACCGTCCACGAGAGCGTTCGCACCTGGATCTATAACACCGAGGATGACCTGGATGAGCTCAAGCGTCGCCTTGGCGCGCTGCTGCAGCACTGGTCCATCCCCTTCGGTAAAATCCGTGGCCGCCTTGCATTAAACTCCGGCGCCGATCGCCCGCTGCTCTTTGCGCGCTGTCAGCAAGGTGACACGGTCCAGCGCCTGCCAGACGTCGATGCCTGTATCGCCAGGATCAAGGAGAATGACATCGGCCTTTTGGTCGTCGATCCATTCGTCGAGACCCACGAAGTCAATGAAAACTCGAACGAGCAAATCAAGGCTGTGGCCGCCATGTTCCGTGAGGTGGCCCGAGCAGCTAACTGCGCGGTTCTCCTGGTCCACCATACCGCCAAACCGCCGCAGGGTATGAGTGATGGCCACGCCGGCAATATGAATACGGCACGCGGCGCCAGCGCCCTGGTCGGTGTCGCCCGCGTCGTACAGACACTCTTTGGCATGAGCGAAGGTGACGCCGAAAAACTCGGCGTCGCGCCCGATGAGAAGCACCTTTATCTGCGCCTGGATGACGCTAAGGCCAATCTCGGGCTGATCAGCCCTGACGCCAATTGGTACCGCAAAACCAGCATTGAACTTGCTAATGGCGACGAGGTTGGGGTCTTGGCCCCCCATATCTTTACCCCTGCGCATGACAGTTTCTCGACGCATCAGGCGGTCGAAATCCTCACCCTCATCGATCAGAAATGGCGCGACGCGGCGCCCTTCAGCGCCTCGGTACAGAGCCCCCGCTACATCATCCCCACCATAGTTCAGAGCTTTGGCCTGAGCGCCAAATCAGCCCGACGTCTGCTTCGGGACTGGCTTTCGAACGGCATGGTGACCTCGGAAATCTACAATTCGGACAGCAAAGCCCGTGGCCTGAAGGTGCTCCGATGGCCCGGCTGACACGCTCAAAATCGCCTTTTTGCCCCTTACGGAAGTTACGGAGGTTACGGAAGTTGCTCTGTAAGTCATTGAAAACATTGAACGGAGGTTTCCCGGAAGTTCACGGAGGTCGCCTTGCAAGTCATTGAAAAATATACGGAGGTTCTACGGAACCCTGCCCCCCCCATACCCCCCTATGAACTTCCGGAGCGCGAAAGCGCGCTCCGGCGTTCATCAAATCGACGGTCGACCACAGCCCTCGGCGCTCGTCAGGGCGCCCCTCAAGGGGCTGCGCCATGATGCGTTCGGCCCACCGCCAACGTGGCGGCATCGATCCGACCCTCCACCCACTGGCACCTGCCGCATACCGCATCCGCGCCATGGTCGAGGGGGTTGATCAACTCGCCCATGCCATGGAGCGCAAATGGGGGGTCGGCCGGCTGAGGCTTCTGGTGGCGGATGCACTACGCGCCAGGTTTGACGAGCAGCAGGACCGGCTCGATGCGGCTATCGCGAGCGACGATGAACACTACGTGCGCATTCATGCCGAGGGCATGCGTCGTGCATGGGAAGTCCTCGACAAGGCCGCCTCATCGGATGGTGCACCGATCCTGTCACCAGAAATCTGGGAATGCGTACTGCCCGAAACAGGCGAGGTCGTCGGCATAGCGCGCACCGAGGCTGAGGCGCACCACGAGGCTGAGAGGCTTCGCGTTTTTACGCTTCTGGAAATCGCCAAGCTCATCGAAGCCCTCGGCGACACAGTTCTCGAAATCAAACGCCAGTTCCCTGGCGCTGCCATCAACACCATCACCCGCAAAAAGCCCTTCGACTGGGCGCGCGGCGATGAAATCCCCTTTTGACGGAGGACACTTGTGCTCAACGAAACCATACAACCCAATCCGCAAATCCATTCAGATGCCATCGCCTGGTCCGCTCAAACGCCAGCACATCACCGAACCCGTACGATCCTGTGCTTGGATCTTGGGACCAAAACAGGTTGGGCGCTGCTTGATGATGGCACGACCTTCAGCGGCACTATGAGCTTTAAGCCTGGCCGCTTTGACGGCGGCGGCATGCGTTATCTGCGCTTTAGGCAATGGCTTGGCGAATTACTCGCAAGCACTGCTATCGGCCGCGCATCCAAGACCAGCCCTGCCATTGATGCCATTTATTTCGAGGAGGTGCGTGCACATGCAGGCACAGATGCAGCGCACACCTATGGGGGTTTCCTTGCGACCCTTGGCGTCTTTTGCGAGCAGCGTGGGATCGCCTACCAAGGTGTTCCTGTAGGTACGATCAAGCGTCACATCACGGGCCGCGGTAATGCGGATAAAGCCGCCATTATAGCGGCAGTGCGCGCTCGTGGCTTTTATCCAAAGGACGACAACGAGGCTGATGCACTCGCGATCCTGCTCTGGGCGACAGAAACACGAGGAGGCGTGCTGTGAAGTGGGCGCCACCGGGCTATGGCGGCAATCGTCGCACACCCGATGAGATCAAACGCGAAGGTTGGCACGAGCAGCGCGTCTTTGCGGTATCGCTAGACGATTCCCGGCTGACATGGCCCGAGCGTGAACTCATCCGACAAATCGGTGAAAAACTCTATGGGCAACGCGTTCGGCGACACGAGGCAAAATATGAGTGATTGGACGTCGACGCTGGTTGAAGAACGACTGAATGAAGCTGCCGCTGTCATGCGACGGCTGCCAGCAGTGCGCGTCCAAGGCTACTTCAATACCTGGCCAACAATGAAAACTGAGTTCGATGATCTAATCGGGCAAACGCCAGAGCCAATGAGACTATCGCCGCCAACAGCAGCTGCGATCACACGTATGGAGGAAACTCTCGCCTGGTTGCGATGGCTCGAGGCTGAGAATGTTAAGCTCGTCTGGATGCGCGCCGAGCGTGCGCCATGGAAAGCAATCTGCTGGCGGTTTGGTATTGCACGCACTACAGCCAATCGTCGCTGGAGCTACGCCGTAAATATCATCACGTGGCGGTTAAATCATCGGCCGATATCAGCAAAATGGTCACAGCGTTTTCTGCTGGAAAGATCGAGGCTTTTGTCAAGGAGTTTTTGATAATGTGATGACGATTGTGCGGTACATTTTAGTGTTGGACAAATCAGCGCGTTTTAGGCCATCAAATGGATATCCTCGCGGGACGTGCGTCGCTTTCATCTCTCCGTATTTCACGACCCAGTTTGCCAACAGGAAGTAGCGTGGGCCGCAACGCATCATGGTAGCGTGTACCATGTCGTTCGCCCACCACCATGCTTGGCCAAGTGTCCCTTATCGACAAGCTGGCGAAACTGCTGCTTTAGCGTATTCCGGCTGGCGCCCGTTAGTTGAATAAACTCACCAATGCTCACGCGGCCATGATCGCGAGCGTGATCAAGAATCCGTAACGCCAGGTCCGGCAAAGTGGAGAGCACAATCTTCTCGCGCTCTATCTTTTTCGCAAGGCGCCTCATCTGTTGCTGCAGGGCACGCAGGAAGAAAATGATCCAAGGCTGCCAGTTCGGTGCGTCGGTGCGTATTGATCCTTGCGTTTGCCGAAGCGCAAGGTAGTAGCCCTCCTTGCTCTGCTCGATGACGCTTTCCAGCGAGCTGTAGGGTACATAGGCGTAGCCCGCCTGCAGCAGCAGCAGGGTCGTCAGTATTCGGCTGAGCCGCCCGTTTCCGTCCTGGAAGGGGTGAATTTCGAGGAAGACCACGGTGAACACCGCAATCACAAGAAGCGGATGCAGGTGTCGCTGCTCGCGCTCCGATGTTACCCAGCCGACAAGCTCGGCCATGAGGCGCGGCGTATCGAATGGCGTCGCGGTCTCGAACACGATGCCGATCTGCCTGCCATCTTCGTCGAAGGCGGCGACACTGTTGGAGGAAGTCTTATAGCTGCCCCTATGCCATGTGTCCTTCTCGCTATGGACAAGGAGATCACGGTGCAGCTGCTTTATGTGATTTTCGGTGACCGCGATGTCTTCCCAAGCGCGGAAGACGAGTTCCATCACCTCGGCGTAGCCGACCACTTCCTGCTCGTCGCGTGTGGCAAAGGATTTGATCTCCAGACTGGCGAGCAGGCGCTCAACCTCCCGGTCCGAGAGCTTGCTTCCCTCAATACGGGTCGAGGAGCCAATACTTTCGATGGTCGCGACACGGCGAAGCGCCGAAAGCCGCTCCGGCGCCAAGGTGCCCAGAGCACGCCATGCGCCCTTGAACTCATCGATCTCGGCAACCAGACCGAGGATTTCCGGAGTGATAAGGATCGTCTTCGTGTTGAGCGCAGCGCCAGTCATACCCAAATATACACCCAAATACACCCATTTAGACAACCCAATTCGACGCCCATTTACACCCAAATAGGCTAACTATCTGATATCGCGGGTCCTTCCTGCCCTCCTGCTAATGCGGGAGGGCAAGGCGCGAAACGCCCGTGTACTGAAGAGGTTACCCGAATGCACACCCGATTACGCCCATTCCGGAACCGGGCCGTCGGTCGATCCGATTATACCTTGAACGGGTTGAGGACGCGCACGCCAAGGCCGGCGACATCGGCGTCGTTGCGTGTCACCAGCGTAAGGTCATGAACTTTGGCGGTCGCCGCGAGCAACCCGTCGATGACGGGAATGGGACGCGTGGCGCTCATGCGACCCCACGCGTCACTGACGAAACGATCGACAGGGATCACGCGATCGGCGAAGGCCTCAACGACAGCGTCGAGCCACCCTCGCAAGGCCTCGGCCTTTGCCGGGTCGCGCGGGCGAGCAAGCTCGATGCCTTTGCGGATCTCACCGAGGATCAGCGCGCTGAGATAAAGATCGGAATCCTTGATCGAGGAATACCACGCCGCAACGTTTGGATCGCACCGCGTCCCTTTGCGGACCTCGGATATGACGTTCGTGTCGATCAGGAAACTCACAGGTCGACCGGCCGGTCAAGGTCACGCGAGCGTTCGAGTTCGATCCCATCCAGGGGAGCGGACGCCAGCAACGCCTTGAGCCCAACATGGCGCGGAGCAATGAAGCGGGCTTTCAGTAGGCTGCGTGTCTCCGCTTCGCGTGCCGGATCGCCAAGCGCCTGGGCGACGCCGCGCAGCAGTACGGCGTCTTCCTTGCGCACCTGAACTTCGACACGCACGATGCCCTCGCGCTTCTGGCGCTTGCGGAACGATTCGAGCGGGGTCTTGCGAGCGTTGGCCACGGCCGCCTCCTGATTGATTTCCGGAAATATACCGGAAATCTACTCGGAGAGCAATGCGATCTAAACCATTGATATCGAGGGTCCTTCCGGGCGCCTGCGCGATGCGGGAGGGCAAGGCGCGAAACGTCGCTAGCGTCAGGGGCGGTTTTTGGGAAGCCAGACCCACCAATACCAACGCACTGACCTGACGCAGGCACTGAAGAACCAGACTTTTTCGCGCGTGCCTCGTGGCTCCTGGACCCCGCCTGGAGTCCAGAATCCGGCCACCGCGCGGCATCCACAAACCGGGATACACGCCCTTTATGACGCTGAGCTTCGCCCCTGAGCGGATCGAGACCTGGCCGCTGGCCAAGCTGCAACCCTATGCCGCCAACCCCAAAGCCCATGACGACGATCAGGTGGCGAAGCTCGCCGCCAGCATGGCGGAGTTTGGCTGGACCGTGCCGTGCCTTGTAGCGGGGGATGGCGAACTAATTGCCGGACACGGCCGCGTCCTGGCTGCCACCCGGCTCGGCCTTACTGAGGCTCCGGTAATAGTCCTCGACCATCTGAGTGAAGCTCAGCGCCGCGCCTACCGGATCGCCGACAACAAGCTTACAGAGCTCGGCGGCTGGGATCAGGCCCTTCTATCCGGGGAACTTCAGAGCCTGCTGGCCGAAGATTTCAACCTTTCGCTGATCGGGTTCTCCGACGGTGAACTCGACAAGCTGCTCACCTTCGAGCCAGAAGCCACCGAGGGCGGCTCCGCTCCCAAAGGATTGACGCCACCGCCGACGATACCCGAGCCGCCCCGCAATCCGGCGTCGCGCACGGGCGATCTTTGGATCCTGGGTGACCATCGACTACTTTGTGGAGACAGCACCAGCCGTTCAGACGTGCGGCGCCTCATGAATGGCGAGCGCGCCGTATTGTTCGCGACCGATCCACCCTATCTTGTAGACTAC